AGCGTTGTAGTACGCTTCCATCTCAGGAGAGGCAGCACCAAAGCCAGCCGCACCGCTAGGACGCATACCTGTAGCACCAACAGACAAACCACCACGACCCTGTTGGAACAACTGGTTCTGCAATTGAGCCATTGATCGTTCACGGCTAGGAGCAAGCAAGTCCTGTTGCTGTTGCATATATTGAGCCGCAACCTGTTCAGGAGATTGTGCAAGATACTGCTGACCAAGATTAAACAGTCCTGTAGCACCAGTTTGCAAAGGTTGATATTGCGTTCTAGCTAATTCAGCATCAGATAATGCGCCGCCTGTAAGAGCCTGTAGACGGTCTTGGTAAGACCTTAACTCAGGACTGACCTCGTAACCAGCACCAGATACATAACCGCTAGGGTCAAACTGGAAGTTAGATGTACCATAGCGAGTGGTTATGCCAACAGGACGAAACTTTGCCGCATCCGCTGCAATTCGTGCTGCCTCAAGTTGGGCATTGGCTGAAGTACGAGCCGCACTTCTTGCGGCATCCCCTTGCATTACGCCACCTAAAAGTGATGCTCCTGCTGTTATAAATGGCATATCAATCTCCCTTAATCAAAATTTCATCCACCTTAGACGGGTCTGTCTCGTCAGTGGCATGAATACAAAACCAAACACAATCTGTTATTGCCTTAACGCCGTGCGTCAAGCCAGCCTTAATTTCAATGCAAGCAGGGGCAGTAACAATATCAATCTCATTCCCACGCAACACCGCAACCTTACCTTCAGCCAAGATAGACAAGTGACTGAAGTTATGGGTGTGTTTAAGGATGGCTACACCCGCAGGAAACCTAGCTTCCTTGGCATACAAACCATCAGAAAAATGGTGGATGATTTCAGGCTGATTCATTTTGGATACTTAACCTTTACCGCAAGACAAGCCGCAATGTACGCATCAATCTGCGCTTGGTCACCTTTGACTACACCATCAAGGTAGTCTGTGATTGAAGGATACTCAGCAGCACGTTTTTCTGCGTATGTCTTTGTGAACACAGGGCGCAAGGCTTCTGCTTCTACATCAGTGATTTGAACTGAACCCGCTGGTAAATAAGATTCATGCTCAGATGAATCAAGCCAGTGAAGTTTGTTTTGAGTGTCTTTATAATGTGGCATTTTATTTTCCTTTAACGAAGTTCTGTCCAGCCTTGGAATGTTCCAGCAGACGCACATGAGTAACTCATACCAGCAGGGACAAGGAATGGGTACACAATATTAATGTTGGTTACGTTGCCAAAAGTAGTTAAAGCAAAACCGTTGACTGTAGGAACAATAGTAAATGTTCCTACACCTCCGCAATTTACCCAGACCGCAATCATTTTCCCTGTGGTGTTGTAGTAAGTTGTGCCAAGAGCACGAGAAGCAAACATATTTTGGTATGTTTGACCATACCCAAATGAACTCATAGCAGCAAGCGCCTCACCACCTTGACCCTGAATCGTACTTGGTGCAGTTGCCCACGTTCCCGCTGTGGCCTGTGTTGATTCAATGTACCCAATTACACGGTACGCAACTGATGTTCTTGCTGTTGTTGAATAAATGCCAGTTGCACTATCGGCAGCACCAAGACCACCTTCAGCAATTGTGGTAATAAGGTTTGTCTCATCAAGTTGAGTACCACCACTAATATTCACAGCAGCCAGTTCAATTGTTCCAGCATTGTTAAGGGCAATGACCACAATCCGTGAAGCAACAGCACTTACTGTTCCTAGCGTTGACCCGCTTGAAATAACCAAGTTTGCGGGGGTTCCTGAAACAGTCGTAACAGTGCCGCTACCTAATGTAGTTGAACGGAAATCCAATGTAAGCGCAGTAGCTGAAATCGTCATTGCATTTCCTGCTACAGAGGCAGAAATTGATTGGACTTGCTTGTAAGGTATGCTTGAACTTCCCTCAAAAGCAAATGACCAACTTGCAGCAGTTGTCCCTGTAATAAGAATACAAGTACATTTAACAGTTGCACCAGCAGGAATTAACGTAATTGTGTTTGCGCCACTTGATTGAACAGTTACAACCCCAGTTGAGTTGTTGACAATCAAATAACTGAGTCCAAGTGCAAGTGTGCTTGTAACAGGCAAAACAACTGTTTGAGTTGTTGTACCAGTAAAGAACTGTTGGTTGTTACTAGCAGAAGTTAATGTTGTTGTTCCAGCGGCTGTTGCCGTAGTGGTGTAACCCAACTTAATATTGTCAATAACAGGCAACACAACATTGCTTAAAGTTGTCACTCCTGTAGCAGATAGTGTTGTGAATGCACCTGTACTTGGAGTAGTTGCACCAATGGTAGAACTATTAATAGTTGAAGTTGTTATTGTTGCGCCTGTCAAGGTTGGACTTGCCAAATCTGCTTTAGTTGCAACAGCAGTTGCAATATTTGCAAACTCAGTATTGATCTCAGTACCCTTAACAACTTTTAAAGGATTACCAGATGCAAGTGCATCCTTGGTTGCAAAATTTGTTGTTTGTGTATAGTTTGACATTTTTTCCCTTATGCAATCTTGCCATTTTTGGCTTGAAGTTCAATCTTTTGAATGGATAATTGACTGTTGTTTATATCCATTTCAACCCCTATTTGAACAATTTTTCCCTTGCTGCTTGCATTTGTTTCTATTGTTGTTAATGCAACTCCAGATGTGTAATATGCTACTACTGTGGCATTTGCACCATATTCAGCAATTCCATATTCAGCCGTTGTTTGAGTAGGTATATTTACCTGAGCAGAATAATAATTTCCTGTGAAATCATATCCCCACTTTAATGTCACTAATTGATTAGAGCCACCAACAACAATAACCTTTATCTTTTTTAAAATAGAGGTGACATTTATATCACCAAGGTCAGAATTGTTTGTGTAGTATGCCAATCTATAGGAAGTCGCATCATCCAAGTATGTGCCGTATTTTCCAACATACCCATTCTTGCCAATCAACAAATCACCATTACGTCTTGCACAAAAAGATGTTGGCTCAATACTGTCCCAAATCGTTGACCTAGAAGAACCATCTTGCATGATTCCTTTTGTATCAAATGCGTAAACGTATTTTGATGTTGGTAAATTTAACAAGTAAAGTGCATTTGTTTCAGAATATATAGCTTTAATATTTGATGCAGTTTCAGCAGAAACAGCACTCATCAAATCATTGCGAACATTCTTAGACAAATCACGCTCTGGAGATGACTTCTCCTGAATAGTCCTCATTAAAGAACGAACACCAGAGTTGGACAGGAACAACACATCAGTGCTGGTAGTCTGAATGCTGTCCCTAGAAATACAGCCAATACCTTCAACAGTATCGCTAAGAACCATTGAAGACGGCGTAGTTGCACCAGAATAGATCAATATTTGACGTTTACCAAAAATAAACAAAAACCCGTTATGCGCTGCTAAACCAGTAATCTCGTCAGCACCATTTGCCCACACATTGTTTACGTTCAATGAACCAGAAGTACCTGTTGACCAAACATGACCTGAAATCAAATCACTGAAGAAAACAGTTGCATTGTTGCTCGTTGTGTTTGCCGCCCATAATCTGCCAAAAGCAGAAATCACAATGTTTGCATTAGGCACAGTGCCTACATATCCCGTCTTCTCAGATACCCGTCTAAATGTCGTTGTTGAGATGGTAGGGTCAAAGATCAGAGGGTCAAACCCTGATTGGAAAAAGTATGTGATGCTATTCAGGGATGCAGTTTGCCAAGCATTGGCGGTAATGGTTGGTGCTGTACCACCCCCACCATAAGTTAGTTCAGATACTGCATTAGAGCCATCAAGTTTGAATAACTTTAAATTTCCAGCAAATAAAACAGTCAAAGTTCCATCTGCTTGCACTAATTCATGGATGACAGTGACATCATTTGCACCCAAATTACCACTAGAAGAATTTACCCTAGAGTAACCTTTGCGTGAACCAATTCGACCATACTGGTCAATGATTGCATTTTGAGCAACTAAAGCATATCCAAGAGACAAATCAAGAGGCGATTCTTGGGTATTCAACCCCTGAAAGCCGGGTGCTGTTAAAGAATAAGTCTGTAGTGCTTGGCTCATGTCGGCACAAACTCCTGATTTTCAGGATAGCGAGTGCCTTCCAATGCAATGTAATCAGCCAACATCGCTTTGTAAAGCAAATAAGCCTCAGATGAAGACAGACCACCATCTTCACCACGTTCTACCAATGCACGAGCATAAGCATTCTGAGACACTAGCGTGTCAGCAACAGAAACAACAGTTGCATCTGATGACAACGTAGCCTGTGGCACTGTCAAAGCAAACTTGATTGTGTATGCACCATCAGGGATTGGGTAAAGATTTACCTTGGTGTCGTATGAGGCATCAACCCCATCAAAAGCAAATTCGGTAGGGATTGAGTTGACCAGTGGCGTAAAGTTCAGCTTGCGGTTCATGTCCACAAAGCTGATGTTAATCAAGCCAACATTGCTTGTAGTGTTGATTACATCCATTACTTGAAACTTCTGACCAGCACCCGTCAAAGAATAAGCTGGTGTAGATGCCGCAGTAGTGACTGTGATGGTTTGACCTAATACATTCCACGAAAAGGCATCTTCAATCTGACGCTTTGCATCATTGACAAACTTTCCAATTAGTGTTGAATAGGTTGTTTCTGTAACAGTAGAAACACTTGTCTCTCGCAACCTTGCGAGTACATCGTTTACAAGTTCAAGATAAGTCATCTGCTTCCAGCCTTTGCTTTGTTCCTGTCGGATATAGCTTTAGCTTTTGCCTTTGCGTCAGCCTTGGAGGTACTCCCCCACTGTCTCAACGAAAGAAGCAGTCTTGTTGGTTCACCATCCCTGTACTCTGCACCGCTGTTACC